TGCCTATATCCTCACACTCAGAAAGTTATCTCCAACAGAGCTTAGTAAGTACAAGGACAATGAATTATGGGACTTCCTTATGAAGACGTGCAGGACTGAAAGTTTCTCTGATTTGAGGAGGAACACAGTGGATGACGTAGTTGGAGAATACATGATTAAGAGCAGTGCTGGAGTGTCTTTAGGCCTTCTTGATACAGTGAAATCGTTCTTGTGTAGGAAGGAAGTGGTGGCAGGAGTGCTAATGGTAATTTCTGTGGCAGCTGCCGCATATACTTTCCTAACGGGATCTGTTAACTTGGACTCCCAATCAGGGATTCTCAAGACCGGTGCTAAGGGCAGATCTAGATACAGTAGATCCAAAGCTAAGCAGTTTGTCAACCAAGCGGCTGCTTTCACCCAAAACTTCGATGACAGGTTTAAATCCGTAGCAGATCGGAATGTGTACTCCTTTAAGATTGGAGAGCACCCACCAGGTCTATTTACCATGGTGTCAGGCACCATCGGCCTTATGCCGGTCCATTTTCTTGACGATGTTATGAACCTTGATGGTTTGGGAATGGACGTTACTATACAGTCTCCCTCGGGAGACAAGTACACTTTCACAACTGAGGAGATTCTCGAAATGCCCAGTCAATTGTTTGACGATGTGGATGATGAGAACGATCAACTTCAGGGACTCCCTTTGAAGGCACGTGTCGATTGTGTGCTAGTTAAGTTCCCGAGTAGTGTACCCAAGGTGCGAGACATATCCAAGCTTTTTATAAGTGAGGACAAGTTGAGCAAACTTGGCCACTTTCAAGGATGCTTGTATCGGCGCAGTAAACATGGTGTTGTTACAGCCACATCCACGAATTGTAGGATAAAGGAGTATAAGTGTGGAGACGGATTAGGTGGCTTCTTCGAGTCCAATGCTGTTCATTACGGCATTAGGACTGTTAAAGGAGAGTGTGGCTCACTACTGTGGGTAACAGACACAGCTATGTCCGAACCATGCGTTATATCGATGCATGTAGCAGGAGTGGAATCTTCCAATTTGGGAGCTGGTGTCGTTGTCACGTACGAAGCTCTGAGAGCTGCTTTGGATGCCTTTGATGAAGAGCATGTGCTCCAGACGGCAGTTGTGATTGAGACCCCTTTTGAATTTCCAATTGTTAGGACTGAACCCTATTTGAATCAAGTTGGTGCCACTGCCCTTGTTCGTACTGAAGAGCATGGAGAGATTTGGCCCAATAAGGTCAGACCGGCAATGCTAAGACCAACTTTGGTTGATGGTGTTCTTGTGGATCCCAACGTTGAGGCGCGAAGAACTATAGGAAGAACCATGGCTCTCTTTGATAGAGCCAAGTTGACTAAGGTCTCTGATTGGGTTTCATCAAGGATTATATCTGAGATGGGATTGTATGACACACCTAAAGTCTTGAGCTTTGAGGAGGCGTGCTCTGGTTATGGCAGTATGCCTTCACTTAGTAGAAGTTCATCTGCAGGTTATCCTTTGAATTTGAAACACAAAGGTAAGTCAGATTTCTTTGGGAGAGACGGACCATTTGATTTCTCTTCTCCAGATTGTGCAGCACTCAAGTCTGAAGTTCTACATTTCATCAATGAAGTTAAGAATGATAGATATCCAGAAGCCATATTTATGGATTTCCTTAAGGATGAACCAAGATCCTTTGAGAAGTATTATGCCGGAAAAACTCGCCTTATTAGTGGTGGACCTTTGGTCTTAACTATTGTTATGAGGATGTATTTTGGGTGTCTTCTCTCAGAATCTACAGATAAGAGGATAGTGACGGGTAATACAGTCGGTATAATACCGTACACTGAGTGGGGTAATCTGTTATTCAGACATCAATCTGTTGACAGAGGCGCCTACTCAATAGATAACGATTTCAAAGCCTTTGATGGTTCTCAGGAGAGTTTCCTTAT